GGATAACGCGGTGAATGCCACGGTTGGCGGTACCGAGTTCGATCTAGCGCCCGGTTGGGCGGCGATCAAATCGCCGCAGATAGCGTTGATTGGGGCGGTAGAAATTGACGGCCCGTTACACGTAACTCAAAGCATCAACAGTGACGCCGATATTCTGGCGGCCGGTAACAGCGACAACCACCACAAGCATTAACCAAAAATTACCTACAGCCCGCCGCGTGCGGGCCTTTTCATGTCCGGAGAAATCATGGCCAAGCCCATCGAGAAGCCCGCAACCGAAGTTCAAGCCCCGGCCGCGCAAGCATCGCTGACGTTCCGCGATCTGGTCTACACGTCCCGCACTCTGGTTGTGCCTGATACCGATCGTACCTACCCGGTGGCCAAGGGCCTGGTGGTGGTGCCGGAGTCTGACAAAGAGGCTGTGGCCTTCCTGAAAGCTCATAACGAATACGCCGCTCTAGAGGGATAAGCCAGATGATCGGAATGGATCGCCACACCGGGCAGCCCATATCCGGCATTGAGCATTTGCGGCAGTCCATCGCCGACATTCTGAGTACGCCCCTGGGTAGTCGTCGGCAGCGGCCGGAGTACGGCAGCAAGCTGCGCGGTTTCGTTGACTTGCCAATCAATGCTGGTTGGAAAAGTGCGGTCCAGGCCGAAGCGGCCCGTGCCCTTGGCCGTAGTGAGCCGCGCCTAAAGCTTGAGCGAGTAACGGCCCTTTCGCTGCTGGATGGGAAAATAAGCATGCTCGTTGCCGGCGAGTACCTGGGCGACAGTTTTGTCTTGGAGGTAAGCGTATGAGCATCGTGGACTTGTCGGCCTTACCGGCGCCGGAGGTGCTTGAGCCGCTGGACTTTGAAGAGGTCTACGACGAAGGGTTGTCAGCTTTTCGCGCCTATATGGGCGACAACTGGAACGCCGCGCTTGAAAGCGATCCTGTTACCAAGGTGCTGGAGGTGGGGGCGTATAACAAGGTCGGCAACCGCGCCCGGGTTAACGACGCATGCAAGGCGTTGCTGTTGGCTCACGCAATCAATGGCGACCTCGATCAGCTGGGCGCAAACGTCAACCTTCAGCGCCTGGTGATTCAACCCGAGGATCTGCTGGCGGTTCCACCGGTGGCTGAAGTCCTTGAGGACAATGATTCGTACCGCGAGCGTATCCAGTTGGCCTACGAGGGGCTTACCACTGCGGGGCCGCGTAACAGCTACATCCTGCACGCGCGCAACGCGTCCGGCCTGGTGCGGGACGCCACGGCGGAAAGCCCATCGCCGGCACGCGTTACCGTAACGGTGCTGAGTACCGAAGGGGACGGGACGGCCACGCCAGCGCTGTTGGCCACGGTGGCTAAAGCCCTTAATGACGACGACGTGCGACCGCTGGGGGACCGGGTGACAGTCCAGGGCGCCGAAATTCTGAATTACCGCATTGACGCGATCCTGCACATGAACAGTGCCGGACCAGAAGGTGACGCGGCCCTGGCCGAGGCCTTGAGCCGTCTGTCGAAATGGATCAACCCCCGTAAACGTCTTGGCGTTGAAGTGGCCCGTTCTGCTGTGGACGCCCAGGTGCATGTCGCCGGCGTTTCGCGTGTCGAGCTGACCGGGTGGGTCGACTTGGCCCCTACTAAAGCCCAGGCCGCGTACTGCACTGGTTACAGCGTGAGGTTGGCGGATGAAAAGCCTACTTCCCAGCAATAGCACTCAGCTGGAGCGCGCCATGGAGGCAGCGCTTTACGAAAAAACCATTGTTCCGTTGCGCACGCTCTACAACGCCGATACCTGTCCGGCCCATTTGCTGCTGCATTTGGCGTGGGCCTGGTCGGTCGACCGCTGGGATTACCGGTGGAGCGAGGCGACCAAGCGGGCCGCCATCAAGGCCTCGTATTACATCCATAAGCACAAAGGCACGATTGGCGCATTGCGCCGCGTGGTCGAGCCGCTGGGCTACCTGATTGAGGTCATGGAGTGGTGGCAGACGGTGCCCGAGGGGGTGCCGGGCACGTTCGCCCTGAAGGTCGGTGTTCTGGATACCGGCATTACCGAAGAAATGTACGAAGAGCTGACCCGGCTCATTGATGACGCCAAGCCTGTCAGTCGGCACATGACCGGCCTGGCGATCAGCCTGGAGACCACCGGTTACATCGGCATCGGCGCCTGTGTAAGCGAGGGTGAAGTGATCGACGTTTACCCACCAACCCCCCGCGATATCGAGGTGACCGGCACTTATGGCCTGGTCATGTGTATTGATGAAATTGACACCCTGGACGTGTATCCATGATTGATCAGAACAGTCAGTTTTTTGCCATTCTCACAGCTGTGGGGGAGGCGAAACAGGCAAACGCTACCGCCCTGGGCCAGCCCTGGACCTTCTCCCAAATGGGCGTGGGTGATGCCAACGGCACCGACCCAATCCCCAATCGCGCGCAAACGCGCCTGATCAACGAATGGCGCCGCGCGGCGGTCAATCAGGTGCGAACCGATCCGGCAAACCCGAACATCATCATCACCGAGCAGGTTATCCCGGCCGACGTGGGTGGTAAGTGGATCCGGGAAATCGGCCTGTATGACGCCGATGGCGACCTGGTGGCCGTGGCCAACTGTGCGCCGAGTTTCAAACCGTTGCTCGTGCAGGGGACCGGCAAGACCCAAATCATTCGGATGAACTTCATCGTCGCGAATACCGCGAGCGTCGTCCTGAAGATTGACCCGGCGATTGTCCTGGCGACCCGCGAATACGTTGACGCTCAGATTGTCGAAGCCATGGCAAAAATGGACTTCAAGCATTCGGTGTTGGTGGCCACCACGGCCAACATCGCCTTGAGCGGCGTGCAGACTATCGACGGCGTTCTGTTGCCGGCGGATGCGCGCGTGCTGGTGAAGAATCAGACGGCCGCCAAGGAAAACGGCTTGTACGTGGTTTCTTCGACCGGCGTTTGGAAGCGTACCCAAGACGCAGACAGTAGCGTCGAGGTGACGCCGGGGCTGTTTGTCAGTGTCGAGACCGGCACCGCCAACGGTGACAGCGTTTGGCAGCTGGTGACGGATGCGCCGATTGTCTTGGGCACTACCGCTCTGGCCTTTGAAATGGCCGTGGGCCGCACCGGCGTCAGTGCTGGCTCTTATGCCAATGTCACCGTCGATAAGTACGGCCGGGTGATCGCCGGTACCAACCCGACCACGTTGGCGGGTCACGGCATTACCGACACCTACACCAAGGATCAAATCACGGCGATGATCGCCCAGGCATCGGCGTTGCCGGTGGGTTCGATGATCGGTTTTCCCGTGGACAAGGTGGCGCCGGGCTTTCTGGAGCTGGACGGTAGCGTCAAGAGCGCGGCGGCTTATCCAGACTTGGCGACGTTCCTGGGCGGGGCGTTCACCAAGGGCGACGAAGGGGCCGGTAACTTTCGATTGCCCGAGTCACGCGGTGAGTTCCTGCGGGGTTGGGACCATGGGCGCGGGGTCGACGTCGGTCGTGCAATCGGTAGCGCGCAGCTTGATGCCTTGCAGAACATTACGGGGACTTTGACGGACGCTAACGCATCCGTTGCGACAGGTGCATTTTTGTACGAGCCAGTGACTACAGATGCGGTTAGTGGTGTAGGGCGAACGCTCGGAAAGGTGACCTTCGATGCGTCCCGCGTGGCCCGGACTGCTGCCGAGACTCGCGGGCGCAACTTGGCGGTCGTGTGGTGCATCAAGGCCTGGAACGCGCCGATCAATCAGGGAAATATTGATATCGCTGCATTGGTGCCATTGGCGGCACAGGCGACGGAAATCAATCAGGGAACGGCAAAGGTCGCCACTGCCGCGCAAATGCTCGATAGCGAAAATGACTCGGTTATGGCCACCCCGAAAAAGCTTCGGCTCGGCTTTAAGTTCTCGCCAGGTGCCAATGGTTACATCACTTTCCCAAGCTGGATGGGTGGTTTGATCATTCAGTGGGGGGCTCTTTCGATGGCCCAAGACACCAACGCTGTAGCGACAATGTCGATTGCTTTTCCTACTGCAAACTTTTGGGAAGGCGTTACAGGGTCCATCAATCGAATTACGGGCGGCACAACACAGTCAGGGACTAACGTCACTGCGCGCACTTTGTCGACGATTACTATCGCTAACGATGATGCTGCACAAGTCGTTAGATGGATCACGGTGGGGTACTGAATATGATCTTTTACAGCAAGTCTACCGGTGGCTTTTACGATTCCGATCTGCATTCTCACATCCCGGGGGATCGGGTAGAAATCACCGTAAGTGAGCGCACTGACTTACTGGCAGGCGAGTCTAGTGGGAAGTTGATTGTTGCTGATGAGCACGGGGTTCCGTTTCTTATGGACCCATTGCCTCCAACTGCTGACGACCTGGCGAGCGCCGAGAGAAAGTGGCGGGACGCTCAATTGCAGTCAGCCATGTGGCTGCGCGAGCGGCACCGTGATCAGCAGGAAATTGGTGGTAGTATCACACTGTCGGGCGATCAGTTCGCCGAGCTGCTGGTGTACATGCAGGCGCTGCGCGATTGGCCGCAGTCGCCGGAGTTTCCGGATGGCGAGCATCGCCCTATACCGCCTGCCTGGATCGCCGACCAAACCGAATAACGCCCCGCACTGACGGGGCGTTTTCTATTCCGTTACGCGTAACACGAACAACCTATGGCCTCGCTTATGCGGGGCTTTTTCGTTTCTGGAGATTGAGCCCTATGAGTTTCTTTCACGGCGTCACTACTTCGCTGATCGACACCGGCGCGCGCACTATTTCGCTCCCGTCGTCCTCGATCATCGGTCTGTGCGACACCTTCACGCCGGGCGTACTCGGTGGCGGTAACGCCAAGGCGGGCGAGCTGAAGCTGATCACGTCCGAGCGCGAAGCCATTGCCGCGTTCGGCACTGATTCGGCGATCACCCGGGCTTGCCAGGCAATCTATGTACGGGCTAAGGCTGTAATCGTCGCCATTGGCGTGCCTAAGCTCGCTGACGCCGCGCTGCAAACGTCCGCCATCATCGGTGGCGTTCTGGCGGATGGGCAGCGCACGGGCCTTCAGGCGCTGCTGGACGGCAAGAGCCGACACAACGCCCAGCCTAAGTTGCTGATTGCCCCGGGGCACTCGGCCACCCAGGCGGTGGCCACCGCCATGGACGCCCTGGCCGGCAAGCTGCGTGCGATTGCCATTGTAGATGGCCCGAATACCACGGACGAGGCCGCCATGGCCTACGCGCTGAACTTCGGCAGTAAGCGGATCTATCTGGTGGATCCGGGCGTGCAGTTCTGGAGCACCGTAGACAGCGCGACCGTGGATGCCCCGGCCTCAGCCTGGGTAGCGGGCTTGTTTGCCTGGACCGATGCCGAGTACGGCTATTGGGCGTCGCCATCGAACAAAGAGTTTGTTGGCATCACCGGTACCACCCGGCCGGTGGAGTATTTGGACGGCGACGAGACGTGCCGGGCCAACCTGCTCAATAACGCGAACATCACCACGATCATTCGCGACGGCGGTTACCGCCTGTGGGGCAACCGCACTTGCTCGGCGGATGCCAAGTGGTCGTTTGTTACCCGCGTGCGTACCTGCGACATCCTCATGGATGCGATCCAGGCCGGCCACAAGTGGGCGGTAGACCGCTCGATTACGAAAACCTATGTGTCGGACGTGACCGCAGGGCTCCAGGCCTTTATGCGCGACCAGAAGAACGCCGGCGCCGTGATCAATTTCGAGGTTTACGCGGACACCGAGCGCAACACGCTAAGCCAAATCGAGCAGGGCAAAATCTTCTGGCGCATTCGCTTTACCGACGTGCCGCCGGCAGAAAACCCGAATTTCCTGATCGAGGTCACCAACGAGTGGCTGGCCGAAGTACTTGAAGCAGCCTAAGGGGGCCGAGCAATGATTCCTGAAATGTTGACCAACTGCGTCATGTTTGCTGATGGCGTGAGCTTTTCCGGTGACGTGCCGTCCATGACGCTGCCCAAACTCTCGATCAAAACCGACGAATACCGGGGCGGCGGCATGAGCGGCCCGGTCGACCTGCCCACCGGTTTGGAAAAGCTGGAAGCGGCATTCACCACCAACGGCGTGCGTAAAGAGGCGCTGAAGTTCTTCGGCCTGGCGGATCAGACCGCGTGCAACCTCGTTTTCCGTGGATCGTTCAGGGGCCAAAAAGGCACCGTCAAGTCTGTAACTGTGACCCTGCGCGGCTCGCTCAAAGAAGTCGATATGGGCGATTGGAAACCGGGCGACAAGGCCGAAATCAAGCACGCCGTAGCCGTCACCTACTACAAGCTCGAAATCGACGGGCGTGTGATGTTCGAAATCGACTTTGCCAACATGGTGCAGGTGATCAACGGTGTTGATCAGCTGGCCGCTGAACGCTCGGCCCTGGGCCTCTAAGGATTGATGAAATGACCGATTCTCTAACTGCACCGCTGCCGTCCTGGCTGGTCCTGAGTGACGAAGGCGTTACCGTAACGCTCAAGCACAAGGCGAATCTCAATGGGGTTGTGACCGACAAGCTGATGATGCGCGCGCCCAGCGTCAAGGATGTTATGGCCGCCAAGATCGCCGGCAATGGTGACCATGAAAAGGTGGAGCTGAACTTGTTTTCCAGCCTGCTCATGGCTACTGAGGCCGAACTCACAGCCCTCAAATACAAGGACTACATGCGCCTCCAGGCGGGCTATTTTCGCCTGGTTGAAGAAGACGACGTGTAACGAGGGCACGCTTAAGGCGCTGGCCAAGCGCTTGGCAAAAGAGACGGGTTTCTCTTCTGCCGAGATCCTGGCCATGCCCTTTAACGTGATGGTGTGGTGGCTCACGGATTGAGCCGCTGTTGATCTACACGACGTATAGGGCGCGCACATGGCGAACAAACTTGCTCTCGGCCTGGTGATTGGCGGGGCCGTCAGCTCGACGGTAGGGGCGGCGTTCAAGGACGTCAGCAACAAAATAAAGAAGCTGGAGGAACAAGGTTCCCGGGCACGGGTGCTGCAAAAGACCATCGGCGAAACCATGCGTTTGCGTGAGGAATGGCTCAAAGCACACATGGCCGGCGAAAAGGGCGCTGATGCGCTACGGCGGAAGCTGGAGAATAATCTGGACGGCCTGCGCAAGCAGGGCGTTGAGGTGCGCAACCTGACCAAGGCTTACGCGACTATGGGGCAGGCCGCGACCAAGGCTGAGCTTAAAGCCAAGGGCCATATGCAGCTCGATGCTGGTAAACAGCAGTTGAAAAGCAGCATAGGCCAGGCGGCGGCGGCCACGGCCGCGATGGCCGTTCCTACGAAGGTTAGCGCGGACTTTGGCGCGATCATTCGTGACATTGCGATCAAGGCGAACATTGCCAACAAGCCAGAAGAAGCGCAGATGGCCAAGACGATTATTGGCACGTCGCGTGATACCGGCATGGCCCGCAATCAGGTGGCTGAGGTGGTCAACGCCCTGGTGGGGGCTGGCATGGAGCTTGATAAGGCCATGTCTTACGCACCGGTGGCGGCCAAGTTTGCAATTGGCCAGGGGTCGGATGGCGGCGAAACGGCCCGCATGATCAACGCCCTGGGGCAGAACGCCAAAATCTCCGACCCGGCCGTGATGCAAAAGGCGCTGGAGGCTATCGCCTATCAGGGCCAGGCGGGCAGCTTTGAAGCGGCCGACATGGCGCGTTGGTTCCCCGAGCTGCTGGCGGGCATGGGCAAGATCGGTATCACCGGCATGGATGCGGTCACGCAACTGGGCTCAATGCTTCAGGTGCAAATGAAGACCGCCGGCGGTGCCGATGAAGCGGCCAACAACCTCAAAAACTGGATGGAGAAAATCGGTTCTGGCGATACGGTCAAGGCCTACAAGGATGCCGGGATTGACTATCAAGGGTCGATGAATACCGGCCTGCAGAACGGTAAATCTACTCTGGAGTCCAGCTTTGAGCTGGCACAGAAGTACATTGCGGCAACCGATCCGAAGAAGGCCGCCGCGATGGCCGCCGCTACGGCGAAGATCAGCAAGGAGACTGATCCCGAGAAAGCCAAGGCCATGATTGCATCCCTGGAGCAAGCTTTGCGTACCGGGGATCTGTTCGCGGACATGCAGGTTAAGGGCGCTTTGACGGCCTTCATGCAGAACAAAGAGCTGTACGCGCAGCTCAAGAAAGACTCGGCCAGTGCCACCGGGATCCTTGATAAGAACCTTGAGGAGCGCCGGCAAGCGTCGGCGCAGAAATGGGCGGAAATGGCCCAGAGTATGGATGACGCCATGCGCGCCATTGGTGACGCCTTCCGGCCGGTCACTGACAAGGTGGCTGATGGGTTGGCCTACGTCACCCAGGGGCTGGCCAAGCTGTCGGACGAATCGCCCCGGGTTGTGACCGGTATCGGCGCTGCCGTTGCCGCCGTGATCGCTTTCCAGACCGCTATGAGCGGATTCAAGATCGCCAAGGGCCTGCTCAACCTTGGGCGCGGCTCGTTGATGGGTAATCCCAATATCCCGCAAAAAGTCATTGTTACCAACATGCCAATGGGTGGATCTGGTGGCATGGATTTGGGCGGCGTCGACGACGCTGGCGGTAAGGATGGGAAGGGCAAGGGCAGGGGTGGCGGCCGTGGCCGAAGTCCAGGCCGTGGCGTTGGCGCGGGCCTGAAGGGGCCGGCAGTGTTGGCCGTAATTGAGGCCGGCTTTAAGGTCAAAGACACTTACGACAACGCTGAAACCCAGGACGAAAAAGCTGAAGGTTATGGCGCGGCGGCCGGCGGGCTTGCTGGCACTCTTGCCGGTGCGGCGGCCGGTGCGGCAATCGGGTCGGCGGTACCGGTAATCGGCACCATCTTGGGCGGCCTGATTGGTGGGTATCTAGGGAGCTTGGGCGGTGACGCCCTGGGCGGTGCCATCGGCAAGTCGATGTTTGGCGCTGACGAAAGCAAGAAGGTCATGCCCGTGGCCGGCCCATTGATGATGAAGGATGCCGGCAAGGATATCCCGCCGGTACTAGGGGGTATCGCCAAGTCGTTCGCGCCTTCGCGCACGGGGCCTCTCATGTTGACCAATCCGGGCCAGGGCGCGTTATCGGCAGTACCTGGCGCAATCAATCCGGGTGATGCCGCTCGCTCCATGATGTTGCCGCAGGCTAGCGCTGATGCGGTTGCAGCGCCACTTGCTGCGGCCGTGGTGGCGAAGGTGCAGCCGGCGAAGATCGAGCCCAAGGTAGACATTAGCGCGCCCTTTACGCTGACGGTGCAGGGCGATGTGAAAGACCCGAATGAGCTTGCGGCCAGGTTGCAGCCGCTGCTGGAGCAGCATCGACGGGAAATTGCCCAGCAGCTCGAAAACCGACAGCTCTACGACGCGCCGCATCTCTAAGGGGGGAATATGGAATCACTGGCACAGCTACAGTCTGGCCTGAAGTACCTGGCCTCGGCCGGAGAAGCGGGCCGGCGCAGTATCGACGGGGTGATCGGGCCGGTAAACGGTGCGATCAGCGA